CATATGCCTCTGCAGCAATGCGGGCGGCTTCGGCTTGTGCTGCTGCGTAAGCCTGGGATGCCGCTTGTGCTTCCGTTGATTTTTCAATCGAAAAGGCTTTCAGAAAGAGTATAGCATTATCTGTCTTTTTTCTGTTCTTTTTAGCTTGCAAATGTGCCTGAACCGCCTTTTTGTACATTCTGACATCTGCCTTTTGATACTCTAAATCACTAACTTCAAACGATTCATATACCGGCTTTGTTCCAAGTATGTTTTGCGTTATACGCTTAACCCTCAGAAATTTGTCAATATCCAGATTTTCATGTACTATGTGAACAAACATGCCAATCTCAGGAAAAACATTTTCCTCCTGAATCAACTCCCTCTCTATGCGAGTATCATAAGATGCCCTGGGTTGGGAATAGTACTCAATATCTTTTTGTGGCCTTGCCAACAACCTGTTTTCAGCATCTGTAACATAACTTTGAGGTAAGCCAATGCCATCAATATTGTACTTATCTCCAACATTGATCCGATATGCCTCTGAATCCGGACTCGGAATCACAAAGTGATTGGAATCTTCGTAGGGCTTAAGTGTTATCGTATGCGTTTCAGCGTTGTACCCAACACATTCAAGCGTATGTCCAATCATTGGACCGCTAAGGAATTTTATAGTGCCCCCTACTGGGCTGAACGTAAGGGTTGTATCTACAAATGCATTGATATTGCCGGGTACGATGCCGGTAACCTCCCCTGTTCTTTCGGGTTTGACATCTTCGTATGTAAGTTCCTTAACACTTTTACCCCACCTTGTAAACTTTTCCGGACATGTAATTACTGAATCGGGATAAGAGTCATTAAGGGACAAACGTAATTTTGGATACGTGCTTGGTAAATTTTCCGAACTGCCACGTACAACAAATATGGTATACACCTCTTCGTCTGCATTGTTCAATTTTAGGCTGTACAACCCCTGTTTCTTCCCATACTTCAACGTAACAGGGAAATATCCCGGTTCATAACCAAAGTCTATTATATAATCCGTATCACCAACAAGGTTTGTTCTTATGTTATAAAACGTATCAAAAGCCTCACAGATTTCATGAAGACAAACCAGGCAATTGGGATCCGAGAAAGTGAAATCCTTGTATACTCCGATCAAGGCTTCCGGAACATCTCCAAGTTTAAACACCCTTCTGCCCTGAGAAGCATTCAAATTGTAGCATAACTGGTTACCGAGTGAAACGATATCTCCATTGCTGACCGTTTCATTATCCACCCTCTCCCAACGATAACCACTCTGTTGGGATTCATCAATAATCTCCGAGGTGTTATACATGTTGGCTTTTTTATACCAACGCTCAGGACTGTAAAACGTGATCTTGTATGTATACCTATTGTCTGTAATCAGGCCACTATTGGAATAGTTTGTAAATACCTGATACTTTTTCCCATGGTACTCAATCCAGTCTCCAATTCCAAAATCAAGAGGCGTAGAGGAAACAATGGATAGCGAAATCTTTTCTTCAATCTGCCATTCGGCCTCAAACAACAAAGACGTTACCACCCGAAACGTGGGGATCTGTTGATTCAATTCAACTTTATCTATTCCGTTGGCCTTATGTAGTATATAATCAAACATATCAATACTTTACCTCATATAGTTTTGTGTGTGACGTTGTTACTGTTACCTCTTCCATAACTCCGGAAAGAATTACATGGTGTGTGGTTTTCCCATCCGTGTATACCTTACTGACAGATCCGTTCCTGCAATTATCCGAGAACGAACCGTCTCCCCAGGATATGAGAACCGGCTGTTGGGTTTGACCGGACACTTTAGGGGAAAGGGTGAAAGATGCAGTACTGCCGGCCACTGTGTAAACAACCTTTATCGGGGCCAGTTCTATGAGCTTCAATGTCAATTCTTCAAGCTTCGTCTTTATAGTATTCAGAGAAGCCCCATTGGAAAGAATAACATCCCAAACCCTTACTTCAGATCCTTCCATACGTTCAAGCCGTTTGGGTGTTGGCCCGACAAACTCGGCAATGAAAGATTCCCGTTTTGACCTTGCTGTTCCCGATAATACATAGAAATAAATGTGAAGCGTTATCTGCCTGGCTTCATACCTCACTCCGGATAGATCGGCCAACGATCCGTGTTGTCCCGGGTTGTCATCTATCTGAACATCCTTAATCTGCAAATTGTCGAAAAGACCCTCGGCTCCGCTAACAATAGCATAAAGTGTCTCCCTGAAGTCCTTCCCGTTGATTTTATAAATTGCCTTTGCCATATCAATACCCGTAAGGTTTTAAGCCGTTTTGGTTGCTTTTTAATGTATCAAGTATTTGAGGGAGCAATACAGGCAGTATGGCTGTATTTACCTCAATTCTGCGTGTTAAATCAAGTAATTCCGGATCTGCGGTAGGAGATTCTGCCAGGGATTTCAATTGTGCATAAATGTTCTTCAGCATATTGCCATTGTCAACAAGTGCAATTCGTTGGGCCCGCCATTCTCCGAGCCATTTTGAAAAGTCTTCGGCTGAAATGCGTCTGATGGTATCGTAATCTGAATTCGAGGATCCCGAAGAATAATTGCCGATCCCCAACTTATCCGCTTCTTGCAGATAATAGGCAGAAGCTTCTTTTACCGCCTCACGGAATTTATCATATGCCTCTTCCGTTGGATCCCCTGCTGCATATAGATTTTCAAGAGCAGCATCGATTTTTCCCTGAAGGAATTTCGTTGTCAGCCATTTGTTTGTAATCCGGTCAAGCGTAGTGTCCACAAGATCATCAACTGCACCCATCATATCTTCAAAAGAATCCCAGGGGCTTGTCAGAATCTCGGAGAGGGCATCGGAAAAGCTTTCATAATCGGTCTGAAGAAAGTCGCTTTTCATCGTATCTCCAAGCTGCTGCATTGCAGTCTCCACTTCATTGATCTGGGAGGTCAATTCATCAAGTACACCCTGATCGGGACCGAGGATCTGTATCTTCTTACCAAGAATGGTAAAGCTGAATCCCCACTTTGACGCTTCCTTCGCATATTCCCTTTCCAGCTCTTCTTTCTGGTTTTTCAGATTCTCAGAGGCTTCTTCCTGCCTAGCTTTTTTCTGAGCTCCAACAGAACGGTCAATCGCCCTTGTGAGTTTATCGTATGTATCGACAAGCCCCTGAAGTGGCCCTTCAATATCGGTTATAGTAAAGATCCGGTTTACCAACGTTCCGACTGATCGTATCAGGCCCGTTATCATAGTGGCAATAGCACCGAAAGCCGTTGCCATGTTCATTGCCGTCTGGGCCGCCTTTGCCGTTTCGATAGCTATCTGCAACTGTCCGTAGCCATCAATGATCATCTGCAAGCCGCTAAGCATTTGTAAGAACGTATCGCTGACACCCATTTCGTTCAACAGGCCCGACACATCACCCATTACAGACTGAAGGTCTGAGAATTTTTCCTTGACCTTTTCAACTTCCTTTTCAGCCTGAAGATCATCCCACTTTTTCTGCGTTTCATCCAACAGATTCAGAAGAGCAGTCTTCGCCTCTTCGGTAAGTTCGGTTGATTCTTCAACAGATTTCCGGATATTGTCCATAGCCGCATTGAAGGCATCAGCACTTACCTCCTGCAAATCCCCGAAGATCAGTTGGTATTCTTCAGAAGATTCGATTGCAACATTTGCCAGTTCCGAGAGGTATTCATCCCTTTGCTTGCGGATCTCATCCACCAGATCCATGTCCTGAAGTATCTGCTCGGCATATTCGATATCCTGACGGTAATCTTCAAGGGTTTCCGCTTTTCTCTGATCATCGGTTTTGTACTTATCCCTAAGACCTTTCTCAATCTCGTTGCTCAACCTTTCAATCTCCTTAGTCAGCTCATCTTCATACTGTTTGAGATATTCTCCTTCGACACCCTCAGCATATTGACTATTAACAGAAGCCCACTCCTGCCATAAGATCCCTAACTTTTCATAATCGGTGCGTGCACCTTCAATCTGATTTTGCAATGACTCATTCCATGCATCGTAAGAACGTTGTGCCGCTTCTTCGGCTGCCTGTGCAGCAGCATTCTGTATGTCAGCATATTGCTGTTCCCATGCCGTTAACTGGGATATATCCTCGCCCGTTGCAGTACCGGCAGTCACCTTAGCCTGAAGTTCGGAGATCCCGTTTCTTAATTCTTGCAGAAAGGCTTCCGCATCTTTCAGCATATCACCCATCATTTCAGTAGCGGAATCTTCCCCGTACAGTTCAATCCACTTTTGATACAATTCCCACTTGGCCTCCTTTGATTCGATCAACTTCTGCATGGATTCAAGTTCTGTTTCCTGAATCCTTTGTGCATCTTCCAACAACTGTTCGTAATAAGCAATATCCCGTTTAATTTCATCGCCTTTAGCTCCTTCACGATCTTCCGGAGACAAGGCGTTTAGTTCGGCATTTAGCCTTGACAACTGAGCATTGATATCATCAATCGAACCTGCGATATTATATGTTTGATTGTACAGATTCTCAGCGATCTCCAATTTCTTTTTCAGATCGGTAATGTCACCGAATAATTCTTTCCCTTTATTACCCTCACGTTCTTCAGCACTAAGATTATCCCATTGTTCCTGGAGCTTTGCCAGCTCTTCACGCATTGCCCTGATGGAATCTTTAGCGGCTTCTGTATCTCCTGTTCCGGTGCTATCGCTTCCCATATTCCAACCATGAGATTCGGCACTTTGTAAAAAGGCTTCGTAAGCAGAGGTGTAGTCCATCAACCCCTGATTCATGTTTTTCCAGAAGTCGTCAAAGACCTTGAGTATGTTTCCCGAATCGCCACCCGTAGCAATGGCAGCCGCCAGACCTTCACCCAGGTCATCAAAGTAGCCACCCATGATAGTGGCCCATAACTGTTGCGAAACCATCTGGTCTATTACCTCGGAGATGTTCTTTTTCGCTGCATCGGCCAGATCTTCAAATGTCGTTTCACCACCCTCACGGATTTCCTTCCACATGGAATTGACCGTTGAAAGGATGTTGCCAGAAATATCTCCTACAATGCTGCGGATGCCATCTTGTAAAAGTTCGTATTGTTCAATAACGTTATCCAGGCCACCGATAATAGAAGTTATCTGAGCGCCGATTTCGTCATCCAAAACGTCAATATCCTCAAAGGCCTCACGTAGTTCTTTTATTTTATCAATGTCCAGACCCGTGAAAATATCGGTGTCAAACGTTCCACTCTTACCGAACATCCCGAAGACTTCCTGTATTAAGGCCTGGATCTTCCCAAACTGCGTAAAATAGGTTTCAAGAAAATCCTTTGAAATGACATCGGTTTGTGTATTTGACATAAACGCTCCATAGGACTCCTGAAGCTCCTCAAACCTTCGCCAAAACGCATCCAAATCCCTGAACGTTGTGTTAAGAATCTTAGCAAGGAATATCAAATCGTTCTTCGACTGAACCAATGCTGTGTTCAGATTCTGTATGCTTTGAAACGCATCCTCGGTAAACCAATTGTTCATCTTTATGCCAGCCAGATATACAAGGTTGTCCTTCATATCCTGAAGCCTCTTGTTTACCTTTTCCACATCATCTGCGACCTCCTTCGTGAACAAGGCGAGTGCGTTTTTCTCTATGCTTAACAAAATGTTGAGTAAGGAAAAAAGGGATGAAACAACACCGCCCAGGCTTACACTCCCGGTTTTTATCATAGACGCCACATCTATAGCAAGGTCAAAGACCTTACCCATAGTATCAACCGCCATTTTTAGCTTTTCGTTGTTCACCCCTGCCAGATCCAACGTTTCCGACAACTGTGAGAAGATGCCACCAACTTCAGTTTTGATTTGTTGGTAGGCAGTTTGTAATACAGTTAATGCACTCGCCTGGTCTAAGATTGCCTGTTTCTGCGCCCCAACATCCTGTGCTTTTACAGCATTTTCATAAGCCTTTAACGCCTTGTTGTAATCTGCCAATGCACCACTTAAAGCCTTCCAGGGATTCTTTTCAGCAAGATATTTATTGGCCCTGTCAATGGCTTGTCTGTATTGTGCCAGGGCTTCATCAGAGACATCATTATTAGATATGTAGTCTTCAGCATTAGCAATAATTTGTTTAATCATCGTGGCTGATAGCTCAGAGATATCAGCGAAGATTAACGATGCTTGCTCCTTTAGGGAATCAAAGCCACCTTTAGACAGACCTTCTTTCAATTTCTTATCAATGCTTTCAAGAAGATCATCTGCCATTTGCAATCCAGTATCCACATCAGATTTTATCCAAGAATCAATGATCATCTGATTCAGAAGGTCCATCTTCGTCTGTAACAAAGCCTTTTGTGCCGGTGTTAGTTGTAAGGCACTTTCAGCAATCTTAAACGCCCAAAGACCATCAACGCCTTGCTCAATATGACCGTAATCAAGAGTGAAATCCTGTCCCTTTAGCAGCTTTGCCTGTTCATCTAAAGCATCTCTTACGAATCGTTGTATGGCAATCAAATTCTCTTTAGTTCCCAATTCAAACAAAGCCTTTCTTTTAGCCACTCCATCTTGCATGGCCTCTATCTGCTCACGCTGATACTCGATCTCAAGATCAATTATTTCATCGTTTGCTTTCCTTGTGGAATCAATTAGCCATTTGTTGTATTTCTCAAGATCTTCCTTTGATTCTTCTAATACCTTTTTTCCGGTTTTTCCAGTACCGGTTTTTCCGATCTTCTTCTGAGATAATTCGGCAATTCTTTTAGTGATTTCTTCAATTTCATCTTCGTAAGCCTTAATAAAAAGACTAATGGTTTCCTGTTGTGCCTTTTTACCGCCTGTTATCCTGTTTATTTTTGTCCAGATATTCCCTTCACCACTTTCCAATGCCAGTTTCTTCTGTATCGCATCACGTAACTTTGTCTGTAGGGTTTCAAGTTCAATAGTCGTTTCCAGGGAGGCCACATAATCATCAAGGGCTTCTTTGTTGTTATTGATTAACACACCTTCGTTTGTCAGGCTTGCATGGTATGCTGGAACAATCTCCTGGATTTTATCCAGTGCTTTTTTACGTTCCTCATAAGCCACGTTTGAATCTTCAAGTATCGTTTGTAATGCGATCAACTCCGACTTTTGTTCAGCCGCCTCCTTATTTGCGCTTTTTAATGCTTTTTCAAGTTCTGTCTGCCTTGTGGATAGTTTGTATATCCCATAACCCAAACCAACAACTGCGGCAGCTATAAGAGCGTAGGGATTTGCCTTAATGACCTTATTAAGATTGGACATCGCTCCAGAGAGCAATTTCGTTGTGGCAGCCATCTTCGCCTGAGCAGCAGAAAGGGCGATCCCCTGGGCCTGTGCCAACGCCATTTCGACCTGAGCCTGCTGCATAATAAGAATATATGCCTTGTGAGATGCCGTAACAGCTATAAGAGCAGCTTTGTAGGATCCGTATATAGCTATCAACTCAATGACTGCCTTGCCAATTTCTTCGTAATGTTCAACCAACCATGCAGCACCTTTGATTGCATCGTAGATAATACCCTCGTTCATCTTACCGAGATCGTTGAACATAGTCTGGATGCTGTCCTGCAAGTTCGAAATCTGACCTGTAATTGATGCACTTTGACGCACCATCAGGTTTTCAAATTTTCCACCCTCAGAGGTCATCGATTGAAAAGCTTTTGTGATCGCATCAGCACCGACCTTTCCTTCCGTAACAAGACCAGAAACTGCCTCTTTAGTAACTCCGAATTGTTTGGCAAGTTCCTCAGCCATCGGAATACCCCGTGCCATGAATTGACGCATATCCATTGTAAAGACACGTCCCTGGGTCATGGTTGTGCCATACAGGTACACAAGATCCCCCAGGGGAATTGACAAACCAGCAGCCACATCCCCCAACATGGTAAGGGTTTCAATCATGTCTTCGGCAGAAGTGCCATAAGCCATCAACTGTTTGGCTCCCTCAACGACTCCCTGAAGGTCAAACGGTGTTTTGGCAGCCAACTCCAACAGTTCACCCATTAATGTTGCTGCCTTTTCCTCGCTTTGCAACATGGTCGACAAAGCAATTTCATACTGCTGAAACTGTCCCCTGACGGTAGCCATTTGTTTAACAAACGTTCCTACAGCTGCCGTTGAGACAATTCCGGCAAAAGCTGCCTTTGCCTTGTTGCCAAACTCCGACACTGAACGACCGGTTGTCTCGGCATTGCTGTTCATCTGCTTTAAGTCAGCATTCACCCTTTTGGCCGCTTGCTCAAAGGATTGGGAATTCCCGGTTATTTCGATGCGTGCTTTTGCCATTACTTTAGATTAACTGATTCCTCAAAATCCATCTCGTCAACAAACGTGACATCCTTAAACACCCTTTCAGGCATGTTGTGACCTGCTTTGCTCTCTTTCTCCTCATAATTGTATAAGGTAGCAGGCTCATCGGCCAAAGCGATACGCAGATTTGCTACAGAAATTCCCCAAACTACAAAGTCCCAACTCCATCCGGTACGGGAACATATCCCTATGATCCTGCCATGTGGAGACAGACCGCCTACTTCTCTATTGCCACGGTCTTTACGGGCTTGTTTTTTGGCATAATCTCGCCTAACTTCAAGTTCTCCATCAATGCAATAGAGCTTATAAAATTTCTGACATCCAGGCTATAAATGATGTATACCACCACATCACAAAAATCACTTGGAAAAGCAACGTATTTGAAGTATTCAGCCCTTTTAGCGATCTTCTCCCTGTTTAACAGGTCTGCTTTTTTCCAGAATGTTGCCGTTGCCAGAAACTCACATATCAGGTCAATCTTTGTCGGGTCTTTTAGTATCCTCATCGCCTCTCCCCGTGGATCTTCATCAAACTTGCTGCTGTCAACGTTCATGCGTAAGTACAGGTCTGCAAGTATTCCGGTTGCCCCAATTGTCGGTGGATGAATCGTGTACGTTTCCTTTTTACCTTCTTCGGTGTTAAGGGTGAAATCATACGGTTTTTGTACCAACGCATTTACGGCACTCCGTGTCGGATCGGCAGCGATGAATTCAAATATCTTAGAGTATCTCCGTATCTTATTGTCCATGTTCTTTTATGTTAAGGGGGAGGCCGCAAATGCCACCCCCTTTTCAACAATGACAGACTTATTCTCCAGCAGCCTGTTTTACTGAGAAATACTTGAAGCACAGTCCATCCGTAAACTTGACAGTTCCGGTGCGCTGTACTCCTGTATTGGCAGCAATTGTAAGCGTGCAGGGATCTCCGCTATCTCCAGAGGAGACACTCAACGTGATCCAGGTGTCAGAAGTGGAAGCTTTCCACTCTCCTGCCGATGTAGGTGTTACGGCAACGGTATCCTGAGCAGCCCCGGTAATGAATTCATAAGAATCCAACGAGATGTCAGTTCCGGAATACTCGAAAGGACGTGCCAGATTGCCATCGGCATTGAACAACATCTTCCAGGTGTATTCCAGGATCCATCCTTCGGAAGTATCCCAACGGGGTTTCACCCGGCCAACGGCCTTGTAAACCTCGTATCCCATTGCTCCGGCCTTTTTCGGTGTGACACGGATAAAGTAAGCGCCCTCGATACGGGTTGTTTTCTGGACAAAGGATTTTCTGCCAAATTCATCTGTAGAAGTGGTCATGCCGTGTGCCGTAGCATAAGCATCCACATCCTTACAGATAACAGAATAAACGACAGTCCCTTTGGACTCGTCAACATCGACTTCCTCAACTTCTCCACCTTCGGAGGTCAGCTCCCTTTCTTCGCCTTCATCAAAATTGATTCCGGCAGACTTATTGAGGATTTTTCCCACATCCTTCAATTCGGAAGGGAGGGAATCGCCGGCACCAAGAAGTCCCAGCTCAATTTTGCATTTTCCCCATGCTATAGCCATAATTTTCGTGTTTTAATAATTGTTTTCAAAAAGTAACTTACAGACAATCACATGTTGTCCTGTCTCAGTCTTGTAACTGGAATTTGGAGGCTCATCAAGAGAAAATTTGAATTCATCCCCAACGACTTCGCTAAATACCTTAACACATTCTGAGGCAATGCTGCCACAACGTGCCACGTCTTTAACCTTTACGCCTTGCCCGGCTTCAATGTCATTTACATAAACCCGTACATACACGTAGTTTCGTTGGAAGTCTGTTATTGATCCCGAATTATACACCAACAAGATATCCTCCGTAGTGGCGTTCAATGACCGTGTATCATCATACAACACACGTCCACTTACAAGCGTCTGGAGGCTTGTCTGCTGTACTATGTATCTGTACAACAGAGAGAGTATTTCGATATCGTTAAGCAGCGATTCCATATTTTCTTTCAATAACCTTAACAAGTTTCTGTTCAGCCTTCAGGGTTTCCTCCTGAAGTTTCCCGTAAATAGTAAGTGCTGTGGAATTCAAAACATCCTTGTTTTCCATGTCTTCCACATAGGTTGCATAGTCCATCCCTGCTACAAGGATTAAGGCGAAACCTGTATTCTGGGTATGTTTTGCGGCAATCTGCCTGATAAACTCTTTACCGTTCTTTCTTCCTTCAGCACCTCCCTCTGTACCATATGATCTGTCGCATCCTCCTTGTTTGACCAGAATTCCGTTAATGACTACTCCGTAACCTATTGAGCCCCGGAGGTTGCCTGATTGGTCTTTCCAGCTTTCCATGTAGGATCTGTCTCTGATACGGGCAATGCTTTCTTCACCAAGCCGGCTAAGCATCCTATAGAGAATCCTATGCAGTTCAGCCTTTACCTGAACTTCAAAGTCAGCAACTATATTTGTCTTAATGCCCCAATCTCTTGCCATGATCTACAGGTACAAAATGGTATTCACTTGTCGGACAGGCTGTTTCTGCACTATCCCCTCAAATTCCAAATTTCCGGACTGATCATACAGCCGGACCGTCTTGCCCTCATAATCGACATTTTCATGGTTATCCAAATAGACCACATAAGGATATATCTTGTATGTGCCGTCTGGAAACGTTTTCAGGTTATCCCTGCCATCTGTCTGAAACCGGCAGGGAACCGGATCGCTCCATTCTGAGGTGGCAGGTACCGGCATCCCTGTGTCGGGATCGTAACCACCACCAACGACCGTTTTTACAGATAACCTATGTGGTCTTTTGGATAGTATCATCACCAATCAATGTATTTTACTCCGGGCTGTCTTTCCCCTTTTGCCAATACTTCCGGCTCTCCCCATTTTCTATATATCCCGTTGGCTAAAACCCGTAACGCTTCCGCATCGGGAGCATTGACAGACATAGAACCTTCGGAATAGGAAACTGCCGGAATCTGAGCAATCATAATGTCGGCCTCAGCCAGCTCAAACGCCTTTGAATTGAGAATCTCTGTTGTGGCCTCCGCATCTCCGCATAGGCCCCGTTTTTTGAGCTTCTTTAAAAAGGTTTTTTCTGACAGCGTATAACTGCATTCTGATACGATTGCTTCAAGTATTGTCATGACAAAAGGTTATTAGGTTGCTGAACCGTTGTTCCAGGTTGTTTTTGCCGTGTTGATATACACAAGCGAAGCCCTGTTGTCCAGAGCCGGCTGTATGTAAGCCTCGGCAAGAGTTACCTCCCTCATCGGGTTCATGTCTGAATACCGGGTCAGCTTGTAATAACTGCCTCGTACCTGCATGGCGGCGGTATCCTTAGCCATCGGGACCGGTTTGTAGTATGTGTATCCCAATCTGGGAACAGGGGATAATACGACAATGTGCTCCAGCCAGGGTTTTACGTCTACCTCATTGCCCTTCTTGTCCTCGATGCTCGCTTCCGAGTTGAAAACGATGATCTGAGGAAATCCGTGCTTGCTCATGTAGGCGTTCACCACATCTATAGAAAGAATCGACTGCCCTTCCATGTTCAGGGCACTCACCAACAGGGAGGCGCATCTGGATTTCGTCTTATCCTGTGCGATAAGGGCCGAGAAAGCAGCCTCTTCCATAAACGCATATTTGGGCTTGTTCCGGCCTTTTATCAATGCTTGTCCATCAATGATATCCTTCAGACCATCCCCCGTTGTTGTGTTCGACCAAACGACACCGGCACCCTTGAAGTTCGTGGCAGGAACGTTGAAGTTTATCGTATCTGCGGTGGCTTTCTCCCCATCGATAGCTGCATCGTAAGTCTTGATACCGAGACAACCGACACGCAGGGCATCGATTTCGTTACGGTAGTCCATAGCCTCATTGCAGAATTCAACATCTTCATAGACCATATCGACAAGCTCCTGGGCCATTTCCGGATCATCGCTGTTAGCGGCCAACACCTTCAGGTCTTCGTATTCGTTGATCTCGAGTTCGTCTTTCTCCCGTGACACGGCAATCTTATCGAGTGTTCCACTCCAGGAGCCGATCGTTTTCCGTGTTTTCAGGGGAGCCTTAACGTTGAAAGCAACACGTTCGGCAGCAATCGGAATACCGTCTTTGCCGGAGATCCCTTTCAGGTCAAAACTACGTGTGTGCTTCAAAGGAAAGAGTATAGGCCAGATCAGACCGCTTCCTTCCCTGTATGAATTGACTTCAATCTGCAAATCCCTTTGATTCAGATCGAAAAGTGGTTTATTCATATTTCCCATAGCCTACACTTTTTTAATGCCGGACATCAGGGCAAGAACTTCATCCGCTACGGGAACCGTTTCTTTCCGGACTACGGCAATGTTTACCAACTTGACTAATTTATCCCCCTGGCCGGCAGGGATTTCCTGTCCAAGCAAATACTCAGGGGTGTAAAGAGGTTCTGCATCGACACCCGTCACTTCTGTAACAGGCGTACTGACCAAAACAACGTACATATCGGCAGCCAGTATCCTGTTGCCACGATAAGGATTTACGTCTGCAAGATCTATTTCTCCTTCACCTGCTCCCGTCGCTACGATCTTCAGTGCGCCATCATCTTCCGAGGTGGCGTCATAATATCCGGCTGCAATACCTTCTACGGCTGCAACAGAGGCAGCCTTTGCCTGATAAAGTTTATCACCTTTTGCCAGGGCTACTCCCAGGCTGATGGTTACTTCATCAAAATCAGGATCCGAGCCGTCCAAATCGGTTACGACTGCGGAAACTTTTCCTTTGCCAATGAAATCTCCTATTGCCACGCCACTGCCTTTCTCGATGTTGATCTTGGTGGCGTTGAACAAGGCATCTTCCTCTACCACATAGCATTTGACAGGCTTGTTGACTCCTTCGTTATCGGGGCCAATAGCAATACCCTCAGGCAAATCAAAAGCAGGGTTGGCGACAATGCCACCACCCGGCTTTTCTCCGAGGATTCTTTCAAAAACAATGGGCTTTTTGGCTAAGGGTTCATTGTGAGTGAATCCAACTTCCATTTAGTTTATTGTTCTAAGCAGGCAGCCCTTTAACTGCGGGGGCAGCCTTTTCCGCCTCCCTCCTTTTTATCCGGGCAGCCACCTCTGGAGATGGCTTGTTCGGATCGGGTGGAGTTTCTTGCCCTCCGGCCGGCTTGCTTAGTCTGGAAAGTCCTTCATTTGCCAATTTCTGAGAATAGGTGTTCCACCTCTTTTCAAGTGATACACAAAAGCTATCAACCTGATCCTGGGTGTCAAAATTCCTTCCGTCAATGGCTGCTTCAAAGAATTCGGGATCCATGTGCTTACATTTCTCCCTTACTGTCAGGATGTTTTTTTGCTGAATTTTTTCAGTCTTCATGGCAGTTATCTCATCAGCAAGTGGATTTATGGCAGACCTTACTGCGTTTGCAATAAGGGCTGATAAATCCTCTTTTTGCGGACTTTTTTCAGGCTCTTCCTGTCCGGCCTTTTGTTGATCCACCGGTTTCGGCTGTTTTGCGTTCACTATTCTATTGACCGCCTTCTGCGACACCTTCAGGATTGGAATTACACCGCTGATCATGGCGTTGATTTCTTCCTCGGTAGCTTCTTCGTTCAGACCCGATGCGATATTGCTTGATATCTCATTCAGTTCTTCTTCACTAAACCCCAGCGCTACCACTTTGGGTTTTAATGATTTTAATACCTTTTCTTGCATATAGCGTCTTTTTATTATCAAAAAAGTCTGCCTTTTTTATGACAGACTTCCCAAGCAATGAAATACTGTCACTATCTGTGGCAAGGTTACACTGCAAATATATAAAAAAACGTGTAACTAATACACGTTTTTAAAGAAAAAAATATTTTAAAAAATTATTTACAGGATCCCTTCATTAGTAAAGCTAAAATGTTCATTTCCTGCTATGATGATGTGATCGCAAAGATCAACATCAACGGCCTTGCATCCTTCCTTAAGCGCAAGTGTCATTATTTTATCTTGTCCACCGGGTTTACAGTTTCCTGACGGATGGTTGTGAAACAGAATAACCGAACAGGCTTTCAACAATAACGCCTCCCTCAAAACCTGCCTGATATCCACCAGGGTTGCATTTAAACCCCCGACACAGATCCTCTTTTTGGATATAACCTTTCTGGCTCCATTACAGTATAAACACCAGGCTTCCTCATGATCAAGATATCCGATAATCGGTTTCATAATATCTGCTGCATCTTCGGGACTTGTGATTACGGGCTTCATATCGGCCTTCTCCATACCCAGCCTTTTGTAAATTTCTGAAATAGCGGCAATCTTCTTCTTCTGTTTGTAAGGGATAGAAAGCGCTGCTCCATCCTCCAACTGTCCGGAAAAAAGACAATTCAACTTTTCTGTTTCAACTTTGATTCCAATGCTCTCCAAGAGCTGTTTGTTCGTAACATTTTCCATTGCTTTTACTGTTGCGTTAAAAATTATAATCATAAATATATACGGGTCGATCTGACGGCTTAAAAGGCAAACAATCCCCTGCCTGATAATAAAAGCCATCCTTTCTCCTGCGTACTTCAAAGGGAGTGGCCGAAGGATCCGGGGTGATGATCCATTCCTGCAATGAGTTGTCGAAGTGACCTGCAAAGCCTCCTTGTATAAAACTATCATTAAGCTTCTTTCTGGATTCTTCTTTCAGTTCGGCTTTCATTCTCCTTACTAAAAGCTTTGTTGCTGAGATTTGCCGCAAGACCTCAAAGGGCCTTACGTCGGTGTAGAGCCATTGGTTTATATATTTTGGCGTTTCCATTGTTTCCATTTTGATTGGTTTTACATATTTCAATATAACATGATTGCATCGATCATCGCTGCTCCAATTTCGACGTTTTTCACGATTTTCTTATTATCACAAATGAATTTGAAATACACCGACTTGCCGTTGATCAACCGCAGGATGTTCCTCAGTTCCACAAGGGAGATATGCTCACCCACACTCAATCTGAATGTTTCTGATACATTGCCATCGGCATCGGTCAGATGTAAGAGGGCGTTTGTCTTATTGGCTTTGCCTTTTTGTCCGGCTACTAACTGGGGATTTTCGCCAAGTACCTGATCAATGTCAAACTGGTTGTCTATCGGGTTGCCGAATTCATCAACTATTACTACCCCGTAGTTTGTCAAATGAGATTCGGCCACCTTCTTATAGTACTCCATCCATTCTTCGTTGATGGCATCTAAAATTTGATACTCAAATCCGTTCTTTGTTGTTTTCATATTACTGATTATTA